GTGTAATGGAAGCAATTGGAGTTTGCCTCTTAGTGCCCTGTATCATACCATACGACACAGGGGCAGCCATCTGTTGAAGAAAAGGCGCAGGGCGCTGCTTGCGCGTTTTCTTCATCTTATTTTTATTTTTCTTAAGGATCTTTTTGGTCATGTTTTGTATTGGATCCGGCAAACATGAAACCGGACTGTTCATCATGTGTCCCCACTTCGTGGGTAGAGCCGTGCAGTCTCTCGGCATTTTGATTAGCACGTAAATATTTACAGGATAAGTCCAAACGTTTTGGTCCTTTTAAGACACACAACCCAATTAACAGGAAAACCAATCAGGCAAGTTCCGCTGCCTTTCCAAATTCACTAACGAATAATTGAAGTTTTGCTTGCGATAATACCCCTCTAATTCCATCTGCGCATCTGGTGTAATGCCAAAGGCAAGATAGAAGGAGAAGCGTGTTTCAGGGCTAATCTTCGAATATTTCAAATTCATGCCCTTAGACAACCAAGCAATACCTCCAGTTAATTCAACATCCACCTTAATCTTCTTATTTCGACCAAGAGGAATGTTTGTGGATGATCTAACATATGATGAGTAAAAGTCTTGATAAACTGGTATGCCACCGGTGAGACTCAATCCACCCTCACCGACTGCTGCCATCCAAGACTTGCAAATTAGTGGGCTGTCCAACGTTTTCAACGAGAGACAGTCTTTTGCAATCGCTTTTGGGAAATTGCGGACCATCAAATAAGATCCGCCAATGTAAATTGGATGGGTTTGACAAAACTCAATACCCTCCATCTCATACACGGGCTTCTCCACTTTCATGTTGAAGCCCATTTCCAAAAACCACTCATCCAATCCGTTAGTAAAACTGTCAAGGTGATGGCTCTCAATGATTACGACACAGTCGTCGCCATTGTTAGCCAAACTACCCCGGATACCACGCAATTTGAGATATGCATGAACAAGTGCACACATGATGAGGCAATTGCCCATAGCGGTATTCATATCACCACTCATTCGGCAGCCATCAACATTATACCTCAACTTGCCATCACGACAATAGCCACTTACTCTATTCTTGAGCTGCCAACGTAATAGCTTCTTTAGTTCTTTTGTCCTAAAGATGCCGTTATATATTGAATGCTCCCATTTCAGTGCATTGACGCTAACATGTTGGTCGAAACGACTAGCGTCTAAACCAATGGCAACGGGTTTACGGTACTTCTTCCACTTATCATGAAAGATTTTACCAGTACTCTGAGCATTATAACCTTTCAGTACAGTAGGCTCACCAAATATATCAGCTATAGCGCCATATACTTTATGTTCTATGGGCCTAAGGTACTTCCCAACCTCTACATTATATCTTGGATCCCTCGGAGAAATTACACGAGGGTCGGGATCCGGTTTATCATCTGAATTAATAAATTCAGCTTTGACAAAGGCCTTAATCTGAGCGTCTTTATGACTAATGCCGCTGCGTAGCAAAGAATCACAAGCCTTCTGATAAAGAATCTTCCTGCGACCCTTGTAAAAATCAACAAAATTTTGTCGACTTACAGGGGTGGTCGGGGGAAGTTTCCGCCACAAAAGTTTGCTAAAATATAGCAACCGTTCTGAATATATCCCATCGCGAGGTTTTGGTGGCGTTTTCCCTTTAACGTAGAAAACACGAGTCAACACCCCACGAGCAAGATTATTAATTGAAGAGTTATGTACAAGATAGTTGGCCGGAGAGGAAAATCCAACTATCTGAAAGTACTTGCGCACATTGATCGAGGCACCTAAGATTCTCTTGACAGTCAAAGCGGAATGTTGCAATGTAGTGGGCAAAGCTTCAATCCCTGTCAATCGTCCTAGGCACCCTCATTCCTTATTAAAATTCAGCATACCAGCCACCGCTCGGTATGCTGAGGTCCATGTACGCTTGATCAAACCATCACGATTGACCGCCTCATATGTGGCTCCAATCTGACGTTTAACAATGTCCACATCACTAGGTATAAAGAAAATGGCCACAATAATGTCCAAATGTTGGGCAATATGTGTGGGCCTCATCCCTTTATCTTTCATGATGTCGAGACAAAATTTCCTAATCATGAGTTGGTTGGCCTCCGTGCGATCCTTGAGACCATGCTCAGCTTTCGCCATGGTTACAACCTTAGCCAAGAATGGACCAAGTCTTGCCCCATGTTTATAGAAGCCACCCTCAACATCATCCTCTTCCAATCTCGGAGCATTGATGTTTGCCATAACATCACTGACCAGATTCTCAACGGCCATCGGGATGGCCCCCGGGTTTGAGCGTGTTAACACAACATAACACGCACAAAAGAAAAGTAAGGAGATCAAACACAACCAAAAGATCATAATTCTCGTTTACTGGAAGTTACAATTTATCCGCTATTAAGCTAGACCCAGTCTTCAAACCCGCAATGCGAGAGAATATCGCTATGATGAGATTCACAATACCAACAAAG